GAAATCTATCCAGATTTTAAAATAACTAGAAGTCGAGATTTGATGGTTCGCGGAAAAAGTTTCTATGCCATCTGGGATGAAGAAAAAGGACTCTGGTCTACTGACGAGTACGATGTGCATAGGTTAGTGGACAATGAACTGATGGAAGAACGTAACAGAATTTTGGGTAACACGGACGGTGTTATTCATGTCAAGTTCATGTCAGATTTCTCGACTAATGCATGGTCTAGGTATCGGACGTATTTGGCGCAGATTTCTGATAACGCTCATCAGTTAGATGAGAATTTAACCTTTGCTAATACTAAAGTTAAGAAGTCGGACTATGTTAGTAGACGTTTGCCATATTCTTTAGAAGCTGGAAAGACAGAGGCTTATGATAAGCTTATGAGTACTTTATATTCTCCAGAAGAACGTAAAAAACTAGAATGGGCTATTGGGTCTATTGTAGCTGGAGAAGGAAAAGTTATTCAAAAGTTTATTGTTCTTTATGGCGAAGGGGGCAGTGGCAAATCAACATTTTTAAATATTCTTCAGAAACTGTTTGATGGATATTACACAACATTTGAAGCAAAAGCTTTAACATCAGCTTCTAATCTTTTTTCGACAGAAGTCTTTAGAAATAATCCCCTGGTTGCTATACAGCACGATGGGGATTTATCTCGAATCGAAGACAACACAAAACTTAATTCTATCGTTGCGCATGAAGTTATGACTATGAATGAAAAGTATAAACCTAGCTACACAGCTAGAGCTAATTGCTTTTTGTTTATGGCAACCAATAAACCTGTGAGAATCACAGACGCTAAATCTGGTGTTATTCGCAGGTTAATTGATGTTAAACCAAGTGGGAAGAAAATTCCGACAAATGAATATTTTAGTTTGATGTCTAGAATTGATTTCGAACTAGGAGCAATAGCTCAGAAGTGTCTTGATATTTATAGAAGTATGGGAAAGAATTATTATTCCACCTACAGACCATTGGGAATGATACTTCAAACAGACGTGTTCTTTAATTTTGTTGAAACTCACTACTATACATTTCTTCAGCAGGGTGGCGTGTCATTAACACAAGCTTGGGCAATGTATAAAGAGTTCTGTGAAGAATCGTTAATTGATTTTAAACTTCCAAGGTATAAATTCAGGGACGAGCTAAGAAATTATTTTAAGGATTTTCTTCCCGTTACAAGGATAGATGGTAAACAGGTTCGTAGTTATTATGTTGACTTGATTACTGAGAAGTTTAAAGATAAGGAAAAAGACATAGAAGAATCTTCTCCGTCTTGGTTAAGTATGGATGAATCAACATCCATATTTGATGGGATAGCAAAAGATTATTTAGCTCAATACGCATCAGAAAAATATGAAACGCCGTCTAAGAAGTGGAAAGATGTAAAAACGACTTTGAAAGATCTTGATACACAAAAGTTACACTATGTTCAAGTTCCAGAAGAACACATTGTAATAGATTTTGATATTCGAGATTCGGACGGAAAAAAGTCTCCGGAGTTAAATCTAAAAGCAGCGACTGAATTTCCGCCTACTTATGCGGAATTTAGTAAGTCTCAATGTGGTATTCATTTACATTATATTTATGATGGAGATGTGTCAACGTTGAGTCATGTATATTCTGAAGGAATAGAAGTAAAGGTGTTTCCTGGAGACTCGGCTTTGCGTAGAAAGTTGAGTAAATGTAACAGTATTCCAATATCTACTATAAGTGGTGGTTTACCTACAAGGCCAAAGAAGATGATAAATTTCGATGTTGTGCAAAGCGAAAAAGGTATCAGAGAATTAATTAAACGAAATCTGAGAAAAGAGATACATCCAGGAACCAAACCAAGTATAGATTTTATTTATAAAATTCTTGAAGATGCTTACGAATCAGATCTGCATTATGATGTTAGGGATATGCGTCCTACTATTTTAGCGTTTGCTATGAATAGTACCAATCAGTCAAAGTATTGTGTTAAAGTAGTTAGTAAGATGCATTTTCATTCCGAGGAGCCGTCGATAGATGTTGCTTCATATCCTGATGATCGATTGGCGTTTTTCGATGTTGAAGTGTTTCCTAATTTGTTTTTGGTGAATTGGAAATACGAAGGAGAAGATAATGAATGTATTCACATGATTAATCCTACTCCGCAAGATGTTGAAGAGCTGCTTAAGTTACGGTTGATAGGCTTTAATTGTCGTCGGTATGATAATCATATTCTGTATGCACGTTATATAGGTTATGATAATGAGATGATTTATAATCTTAGTAAAAAGATTATAGAAGGATATAGGAGGATTCTATTTGGCGAAGCTTATAATGTAAGTTATGCTGATGTTTATGACTTTTCTTCGAAGAAACAGTCCTTGAAGAAATTTCAAATAGAGTTGGGCATTCATCATCTTGAATTAGGTTTTCCGTTTGATGAACCTATTCCAGAGGAGAAATGGCCCTTAGTTATAGAGTATTGTGACAACGATGTTATATCTACAGAAGCTGTTTTTCATGCTAGAAAGCAGGACTTCGTTGCTAGACAGATACTCGCAGCTATAAGTGGGTTAACCGTCAATGATAGTACACAAAGCCATGCGGCTAAGATCATATTCGGCGATAATCGCGCTCCACAAGATGAATTTGTCTATACAGATTTATCAGAAGAGTTTGCTGGTTATGAGTTTAATTTTGGAAAAAGCAGTTATCGTGATGAAGACCCAGGAGAAGGAGGTTATGTCTATGCGGAACCCGGATATTATGAAGACGTTGCGTTACTCGATATTGCTAGTATGCATCCAACTTCTATTCTTACTCTTAACTTGTTTGGTTCATATACAGAGAAGTATAGGAAACTTGTCGAATCGCGTCTTGCAATTAAGCATAAAGACTTTGACACAGTTATCAAAAATTTCGGTGGCGTATTCGAACAGTTCGTTACCTCAGTAGATGACGCTGATGATTTAGCTTATGCGTTGAAGATTGTAATAAATATTGTTTACGGATTAACCTCTGCAAAGTTTTCTAATCCTTTTAGAGATAATCGTAATGTAGACAATATTGTTGCGAAGCGTGGCGCTTTATTTATGATAGATTTAAAGCATGCTGTACAGGAGCAGGGTTATACTGTAGCTCATATTAAAACAGACAGCATTAAGATACCAAAGGCGACGAAGAAGATAATAGATTTCGTAGTTAAGTTTGGTAAAAAATATGGCTATGATTTTGAGCATGAGACTACATTTGAAAAGTTTTGTTTGGTCAATGACGCTGTGTATATAGGTCGTAAATTAGATGGGACTTGGACTGCTACGGGTGCTGAGTTTCAACATCCTTATATTTTTAAGTCACTATTTAGTAAAGAACCAATAGTGTTTGAAGATATGTGTGAAACAAAAACAGTTACTACGGCTTTATATCTTGACATGAATGAAACGTTACCTGAAGATGAACATGCATATATGTTTATTGGAAGAGCTGGATCTTTTTGTCCAATAAAACCAGGAGCGAACGGCGGCATTTTGCTCCGCGAGAAGGAGGGAAAATATTATGCAGCCTCTGGCACGAAAGGTTGGCGGTGGTTACAGTCAGCCATGGTTAAAGAATTAAAAAAGGAGGAAGATATAGACTTAGAATATTTTAGACTTTTAGTAGATAAGGCTGTAGATCATATTAGAGAGTTTGTTGATTTTGAAGTACTGACCTCTTAGAAAGGAGATTGAGATGAATAACCATTACAAAGAAGTAATAGCAGCTTTTGCGTTGATATTTGTAGGAATTTTGATGTTGGTGTTAGTTATGGCTATTCCTGTAGAAGCTCGATATGATGAACCATATCCAGCTCCGACGGAGTATGATCCATATCCTCCGCCTCAGTATGGACAAGCGTATCCAGTTCCTACACCATATATCTATGATCCTTATCCAAACCCTGAGCCGATAAACGTTATATCTTCAGAGGATAAGTTTCGTCATAGAGTTCTTGAAGGGAGATAAATTATGCCTAAAAGCATTAGAAGTAATATTACTGTAGAGAACGCGAGGATAGGATTTCGAAACTTTACAGGTAAGCCTGGACGTTTCAATCCTGCCGGACGGCGCAACTTCTGTGTTTTTCTAGACACAGACATAGCAAAGGAATTGCAGTCAGACGGGTGGAATATAAAGTGGTTAGAACCCAGAGATCCAGACGACGGACCGCAAGCCTATTTGCAAGTTGGCGTATCGTATAACAACTATCCACCGAAGATAACAGCCATAACTTCTGCGAGCAAGACAATTCTTGATGAGGATACAGTTAACATTCTCGACTGGGCGGAAATTGAGAATGTCGATCTTATCATTCGTCCATATAATTGGGAAGTGAACGAAAAGCGCGGAATAAAGGCTTACTTGAAAACGATGTATATTACTCTAGTGGAAGACGAGTTCGAGGCAAAATATCGAAACGTTCCCGATGCTGCCAATGTTTCCCTGGATGACGACGTTAGTCCTCCGTGGGATGATTGAGTTATTTGATCATCAGTTGACAGCTGTAGACCAGTTAAAGACCGGCTCCATCTTACAAGGTGGAGTCGGTTCTGGTAAGTCTTTAACTGCGATAGCATATTATCACAAGAATGAACATCCAAAAGATCTCTTTGTTATTACAACAGCTAAGAAAAGAGATAGCTTGGATTGGGAACGTGAATGGAAACAGTACGGCTTGTATTCCACTGATTTTTTAGACCCCTTTCTTAAGGTTGATTCATGGAATAATCTTAAGAAGTATGTAAAAGTTGAGAACTGTTTTTTTATTTTCGATGAACAACGCTTAGTTGGTTCGGGTGTATGGGTTCGATCCTTTTTAAAAATTGTTAAAAGTAACAATTGGATTTTGTTAAGCGCTACTCCCGGAGATACTTGGATGGATTATATTCCAGTATTTGTAGCTAATGGGTTTTATAAAAATCGAACAGAGTTTATCAGAAGACATGTGATCTATAATAGTTTTGTCAAATTTCCAAAAGTAGATAGATATGTCGAAGTTGGTAGATTGGAAAGATTAAAGAAGGAAATACTAGTCGTAATGGAGTACCAAAAAGAAACAGTTAGTATTTATAAAAATCTTTCTGCTACATTTGATAAAGATAAATATACTTTGGTTTTTAATAGAAAGTGGAACCCATATAGCGATAAGCCTATTCAATCATTGGGTGAATTATTTTTCACTATTAGGAAAGTGGTTAATAGTGATCCTAGCAGATTTGCTCTTATAGAAACTCTGTTAGATATACATAGAAAATTAATAGTGTTTTACAACTTTAATTATGAGTTGGATATTTTAAAAGAACTAAGTCGATTCCCAATTAAGGTTGCAGAATATAATGGACATAAGCATGAGCCTCTCCCTGAAGGAGATAAGTGGGTTTATCTTGTCCAATATATGTCAGGTGGAGAAGGGTGGAACTGTATAGAAACTAACACTATTGTTTTTTATTCTTTAAATTATTCTTATAGAATTATGACGCAAGCAGCGGGTCGTATAGATCGTCTAAATACTCCGTTTGCTAAATTATTTTATTATAGAATAATTTCTGATTCCCCTATTGACAAAGCTATATTAAAAGCTTTAGGAAATAAAAAGACTTTTAATCAAAAAAATTTTATTCGCGTGAAAAACATGTGCTATAATGAAGGAGAATAGCCTTAGAAGATCGACCCCCCCGATTTTTTAATAGTTATTCTCCTTTCCCTTATTTTTTTTTGAAAGGAGAAAAAATGGGTAGAGAAAGTAAATTTCAAAGAGAAGTAATCAATGAGCTTCATGGTCTGTTTCCTGATGGTATTGTTTTAAAAAATGATTCGTCCTATTTACAAGGGTTTCCGGATCTAATGATACTGTCGGGAAATAAATGGGCGGTTCTAGAAGTGAAAAGTAGTGCCTCTTCCTCGAGGCAACCAAATCAAACTTACTGGGTTAGTAAAGCTAAACGTATGGCATACGGTGCTTTTATTTCTCCAGAGAACAAAGAGGAGGTGCTTCGTGAATTGGAACAAGCACTACGATCTTAGAGGAAAACACGCATTTCTTTCTCCTAGTAAGTTTCACTGGATTAATTATGATGAAGAGAAATTAGCTTCTACATATTCTAGGAGTTTGGCTCTTCAACGTGGTTTAGAGTTACATGCTTTAGCTTGTCGGTGTATAGAGTTAGGGGTTAAACTACCATCAACTAAATTATCTCTAAATCAATACGTGAATGATGCAATCGGGTATCGAATGACGCCCGAACAAGTCGTGTTTTATTCGGTTAATGCTTTTGGTACTGCTGATACTATATCTTTCAGAAACAGGCGTCTAAGGATTCATGATTTAAAAACAGGATCTACTCGTGTATCAATGAGGCAGTTAGAAATATATACTGCTTTGTTTTGTTTAGAATACGAGATCAAGCCTCATACAATAGACATAGAATTGAGAGTTTATCAATCTAGCAGCATAATTGTACATGAACCAGAAGCGCCAGACATACGCGTTATTATGGACAAAATAATAACGTTTGATAAAATAATAGAAGCTATTAAGACAGAGGAGGAAGGATGGCTATAGTAAAACATTATGGCATCATCCGCCGCTCTGGGAGATATCCGTGGGGTAGTGGACAGAATCCATATCAAAGAAGTGGCACGTTCCTTGAGTTTGTAGCAAAATCAAAGAAAGATGGATTGAGCGATAAGCAAATTGCGGATAAATTAGGAATTAGTTTGAAAGAATTTCGTGAACAACGGAGCATTGAAGTAATTGCTGAACGTGCTGCCGATCGTGCTTTTGCTCTTCGATTGAAGGATAAAGGATATTCTGATAGTGCTATAGGAAGACGAATGGGGATAAACGAATCGTCTGTTAGATCATTATTAGATGATGCTATCCATGAACGTCAAATGATGGTTGCTAATACAGCCACAGTTTTAAGAAACGCTGTAGATGATAAACAGTATATAGATATAGGAATGGGTGTAGAACAACATTTAGGAATTAGTAGAACTAAATTTGATACATCTGTTCGTGTTTTGCTTAATGAAGGATATACTGTTCATTCAATTCAAGTAGAGCAACCTAATAATCCAGGTAAGTTTACAACTCTTAAAGTTCTTGCTCCTCCAGGTTCAACTCTAGGAGACGTATCTCGCAACAGGGAAAAAATAAGTTTGCTTTATGAATATCACACAGATGATGGTGGTAGATCATATTTTGGTATAGAGCCTGTTGTTAGTGTTAATGGGCAAAGAGTTTTAATTCGTTACGGCGATCAAGGGGGTGTTGATAAAGATGGTGTTATAGAATTAAGACGTGGAGTACCCGACATATCTTTAGGTGATTCAGCATATGCACAAGTTCGTGTTGGTGTTGATGGCACACACTACATGAAAGGTATGGCTATGTATGGAGAAAAGTTTCCTAAGGGAATTGATATTATTTATAATACCAAGAAACCGACAGGAACCCCTAAAGGTGAAGTTTTTAAAGGAATGGAAAAAAATAAAGAAACTGGAGAGGTAGATGTAGAAAATCCTTTTGGGACTGCGATTAGACAAAAGCATTATATTGATGCTGATGGAAATCGTAAACTTTCTAGTTTGAATATTGTCGGATATGCTCACATTGAAGGGTCAGGAGAAGAAGGATCATGGGGAAAATGGTCTAAAAATCTCTCTTCACAAATTCTTTCAAAACAAACACCAGCTTTAGCGAAAAAGCAATTAGAGTTGGATCTAAAATATCGACAAGAAGAATTTGATGAAATTATGTCATTGACAAATCCTACTGTAAGAAAGATTTTGTTAAAGACATATTCTGATGAAGCTGATTCAGCTGCTGTTCATTTAAAAGCTGCTGCATTACCTAGACAAAGATCTCAAGTTCTTCTTCCTTTTTTATCTCTTAAAGAAAATGAAGTCTATGCGCCTAATTATAGGAATGAAGAAAGCGTAGTGTTGATTCGTCACCCTCATGGTGGTATTTTTGAAATACCAGAATTGAGAGTGAATAATAAGAATGCAGAAGCAATAAGGCTTATAGGTAGAGCCAAGGATGCTGTTGGAATAAACCCCAAAGTTGCAAGCATTCTTTCTGGTGCCGACTTTGATGGTGACACAGTTATTGTTATTCCTAATAAGCCAGGAGGAATTCGTCGATCTTCTCCACTAGTAGGACTAAAAGATTTTGATCCTGTTACGGCATATCCTTATCGTTCAGGAATGAAGGTAATAAAAAATAAGGATCTCCATATGGGGAATGTTAGTAATTTAATTACTGATATGACCATTAAGGGAGCTAGTCATGATGAGATAGCTCGTGCAATTAGACACTCCATGGTTGTTATTGATGCCGAAAAGCATAGGTTAAATTATCAACAGTCCTATCTAGATAATGGGATAGCAGCATTAAAAGATAAGTATCAAGGTGGTGCTACTCGTGGCGCATCTACTTTAATTTCTAGAGCTTCATCGGAGATAAGAGTTGATCAACGTAGAGAAGGTAAGTACGTACTTGATCCTGTTACTGGTAAAAGAAAAAAGATTTATGTAGATCCTGATACTGGTGAGAAGTTGTATGAACCAACAGGCAAGACGTATACAACAAGAACGGGGGAGACTAAGAAATTTTTAACCAAAATAACAAGGATGGAAAAGGAACGGGATGCTCGTAAACTATCATCGGGTACTGTTATGGAAGATACCTATGCCGGGTATGCAAACAGTTTAAAGGCCATGGCTAATAAAGCACGCCTTAAGATGGTGCAGACTAAGGACATTCCTTACAGTAAGTCAGCAGCTAAGACATACAAAACAGAGGTTGATCATCTTACCTCCCAGCTGGCATTAGTTCTAAGAAACAAACCCCTTGAAAGACAAGCAACTCTTTTAGCAAACAAAGCAATAGCAAAGAAGAGAAAAGAGAACCCCGATCTTAAACCAAAAGACATAAAGAAATTAAAAGCCCAGGCTATTGAAGAAGCAAGGACAAGAGTTGGCGCTAAGAGACAGACCATCACCATCTCTAAGAAACAATGGGACGCCATACAAGCAGGGGCAGTATCCCCATCCAAGTTGTTTCAGATACTCCAGAATTCTGACATAGATGTGGTTAAACAGAAAGCATTACCCAAGTATCAGAAGCTTATGACCTCTACTAAGATGGTTCGTGCAAGAACACTATTAGCAGCTGGTCATACTAGAGCTGAAGTTGCTGATGCTCTTGGTGTTTCTGTGTCTACATTAGACCTAGCTATGGAAGAATAAGGAGGCATGTCTATGATAATGAAGAACAATGTAAGAGAAGATGACATTCTAGTAGAAGTTAAAGAAGAAAGTAGATTAACTACTTTAGACAATCCATTCAATCCTTTTACACATTGGGATGATTGGTTTGCTTTTGACGCGTCAAAAGGTTATCACACTTGTGCTTTCTTGGAAAGAGTTGCTGAAGTTGGTGAAGATTTTAATGAATTTGAAGCCGCCCTTGCCAAAGAAAGAGCTATGGATGAGATAATCAAGTACGATGTTCTGGGTCTCTACGTAAAAGACACCGTGTCTTCTTGGAAAGATAGAACTAAGCTTGCTGAGACCCTACTAGAAGACGCCGAGAGTTAAGTATAGGGGGGGCCTCGCATTAGATACCCCCCCCTATGCAT